ATAGTATTGAGATACAGCAGACTTACCTTTTACTGCACTGATCCAGTGTAGCATCATAAAGGGAACAAACTTCTTTTGTTGTTCTGGCGTTAATCTGTCGTAGTATCCATAATCTTTTTGATCGACTGCCGCAATTGCTTCAAACAAGTTAAAGTCTTGCCCTTGTAGTTTTTCATCACTTGGTGTCTTTGTTTTTCTTTTCGCCATCTTTATATTCTTGTGGAGTAGTCATTATAACTTCTATAGCATCGTGGCTAGGCTTATTCTTACCGAATATCTTTTCCCAGTTGTCTTCGTATGCTTTTTGATTTGCACCTTTACGAGGCGCAGAGCCTTTGCCTGCCATTAGAACACCTGTGCATAGTCAACAATTTCGCAGTTTCTACTTACTTCTTTTACAAAGTAAACACATCTGGGTTCAGGACCATCGTCAATTGGTACACATAGAAACTGACCATTGCGTAATTTTGGCGCATACCAAGTAACATCTGAATAGATATCAATTATTTCGATTGGTGCAAAAGCAGGAGAAAAAGAAGTTCGTGGATTGAACATAAACACTGAAAAGCCTCTATCGTTCAAACTAGAAAGAGGTAGTGTTTCTAAATCGCCGCCATCTTCATCACCAATTAACACTTGCCAATCTACCGGCATCTTAAGAGTCTTGTCGCCAATCTTTAAGACAACTGCCGGCGCATTAAATGACTCTAAAAAGATTAATGGAATATAATAGTAATCTACGTTCTGTGGATTAGAATTATCTAAGATAGCAAATCGAAGGTCATCGATTTCTTCTGGTAACGTTTCTAAATTATAAAATTCGTTTTCTAATGTTAAAATTCTCATAGTTTTATTGTATCTACTCCATTTAGATAATTCAAGTTATTCGGTAACCTTAGTAATTTAATTTTTCGATTACGAAAGGATAGTTGGCTTCTTTATAAAAAGCCTTGCGTTGTGTTAAGTGTCTTTTTGCAAAACGACAAGAACTAGTGATATCCCAAATTTGAACAAAGTCTTTATCTTCTGCTTTGCGTATTCCCCTACCGATAGACTGAATGACACGAACAAAAGACTTACCTGGCTCAATAAGTACAAGGTTAAAAATACGAGGAATATTAATACCCACACTAGCAACACCATAGGTAGCAACAAGTACTTTTCCATCAGCCGTTGCAACCTCATCATATTCTTCTTTACGTTCATTGACTTTAGTACTCCCTGATATAAAGACAGAATCTTTTATTTGTTTAGTAATTTCATGCCCTGCGGCAATTCTGTCTACTAATACAAGAGTATTGCCTGAATCTTTAATTGTGTCGATTAGACTGCATATCTTATCAATACGATTTTCATCAGTTAGCAGGTGTTTTAATTCTGCTTGATAGTTTGCAAACTCTTGTCCATCTTGTAACTGTACTACGTTTACGTGACAGTTAGCAAGAACTCCTTTGTCTTGTAACTCACTTGCTGATAACTTGTTTGTTACTACTCCTAAACTAACTTGCAAAGCAATACGTTCATACTCTGCTTTTGGGATAGTGCCAGTCAGTCCCCATCTAATAGGAACACGTGACATTACTCCTGTTAGTAATTGTTTTAGTGCATCTGCTTTTGCCATGTGTACTTCATCTACCATGACACAAATAACACCGTCAATAAAATCATGGATAGTGCAATCAGCATCACCTGATTTTGTGTTCTTCAATAATATATTTAATGATTGCCACGTACAAATCGTATGTGTCTTGTTCCATTCTTTACGATCACCAAAGTATACACCAACATCTAACCCTAGATTTTTGTAGTCTACTTCTGTTTGTGTGACTAATGATTTGTTAGGAACAATAACAATTGATCTGCCATATTGTTCTACACTTGCAGAGAGTGCGGCAGTCATAATTGTTTTGCCTGCACCCGTTGCTACTTCTTGTATTGATTGTGGATTGCTTAAAAATCCATTGATAACGTCAACTTGATAATCTCTGAGTTCGATTGGTTTGCCTTCATGTGTATGTCCTTTTGGCCATTTAACATGTGCAAACGTATCCGTGTTTACTTCTTGGAACGTAAAGGTCGTTGAGTAGTCTCTGAGGTCTTCTAGTTCGATATCATAGTGTAGTTCTTCTAAGATGGGAATGATATCTTCTAAAAGATTGATGTAGGTAGAACCTGCTAATGAAAAATAACTGACTTTGCCGTTCCATCTACCAAGTTTAACACTTGGCATATACCTTGCACCAGGAACTTCATACTCAAATTTTTTCATGCAGGCTCTACGTGCATCAAGTTCAAGTCCTTCTATCTTTAGATTAACCTCATCTTTGATAATGAGTCTAGCATTTCGCATATATTATTCTGGCCTATACTGCAATGTTAAAAAGAATTGTCTGCCCCCTGCACGATAGTCAGGAATGATTTCAAATTCTTTGTCTAGTATATCTCTAAACGTTGCAGAAATCAAATACTGTTGACCCAAAGGACGTTGTACTGTGAAATCAAATGAGTTTACGTTTTGAAGATCCTCAGTGTCATAAACGCTTTGCTTACGATCAAATAATCCTGTGTAAGTTAGTTTGGCAGTAAAATCATTGATAATCCAGTTACCACTCAATACAAATTTATATTTTGGAGTACGTGGTTGATCACTATCTGTGTATCCAATGTCTGCAAAGACCCATGCATCAGGGTTTACATAGAATGTATCTTGGAATCTAAATCCACGTGTATCATATTTTCCAATGTTTACATATTGGTTTTTGTTAAAGTCGTAATCAATTCCTTCTGAAAAACGATAGTTAAAATATGTCATACTACCCCAGCCCAATTCGTATCCAATTGCTTCTTCAGGGTTTAATCCACGATTAGGTAGAGTCCAATTATCACCGTTAAGTTGGTATAAGTTAGGATTACGAAAAGAAGTACCTAAATTAGCAAAAAATCCCTCTTTTTCATATCCTAATCTATACACAAATGCATCATCACTTAGTCGTGCACCAAATTCAAAATCGTTAATTTTATAAACGCCATATGCGGCATAAGTGTCATTAGTATCTCCTGCATATTCTTCTCTATCAGCAGTAGCACCAAAGACTGCTTCACCTAAAAACTTATCGTTTCTAGTAAACACGAATGATTCTCTGTAGTCTACGTACCATCGATTGGCTTCGCTTTCCCAAGTTCGATCTAAGTTCGCAAAGTAGTCGGCATCGTTCCAATTGTATCCAATAGTTAGATTTTCACTTCTAAGACTTAAGTTCCCTCGCTCACCGTCTTGTAGACAATCGTTTGTAAAGTTATAACTGTTGTCCCAGCACTGATCAAAATCATATTCATAGTCGTTGAACATAAAGTTGAATACATAATCACCTAAATCGGCTTGTGCTTTTGCTGTTAAGTTTTTGTATTCATCTTCTTCATCGTTGTCTGTGCGGACACTATCGTTTTTTGCATTGAGGTAAGATACGTTAAACAAGTTGTCTAGTGAATGGCTAAAGAATTGATTGTTGGTGCCGGCTCTAAGAGTAGATCCTGGACTAATGTTATCATTAATAAACACTGTACCGCCCAAACTACCTGAACCATAAAGGACCGAATTAGGACCATTTACAATTTTGACTATTTCATTACCAGTAGCCAAATCATGGCCAAAGTCATACCAACCTGCGCCTGGATCGTTAGCAGGAACACCGTTGCGAAATACTAACGTGTGCATTGGTTGAGTTCCTCGTTCAGAGTACCCTGCAAATCCCCCGAATCCACCTGCTACTGTAGTCTCTGGCATAAGACTTTCTAACAATGTGATGTCAGTAACTGGGTCACTTGTTACTACATGCTCTGTTGAGCCTGTCACAACAATAGTTTCGATTTCTTCTGCGTTTACTTTGTTAACAAGAAACACATAAAAGATCATGGCTATTACAAAGCCAAATGTTTCTACTTTACTGCGTGATGTCACAATTTTACCTCTCTTTGATTAATGATTTTGATTATTTTTCCGGCGCCAGTGACTGGTAATTCGTAATAATCTGTTAGACTGATTATTGCTGGCATAGAACTTGGTTGATCTGATGATGCAAAAAAGTCATTGTATGTGTGCCATATAAATTTTTGCATCTTGTATTTATTGAGTATACGTTCAATGTCTTTATTTGTGTTTTGATCAAATGTGGTACTCTTAGGTAAAATCACATCGGTGATACCTAATTCTTTCATCCACTTTACAGCATCATCAAAATTATTGATGTTTACTTGCGTTTTAAACTCTGATGCAAACTTTAGTTTTGGATCATTTGCATAAAGGTCTGGCGAAATCGCAATGGCTAACTTTGACAATTTGTACAATGTTACTGGGCTGTTGTCCATTAAAATATTTTCTTCTTTGATCTTTTCTGCTAACACTTCGTTAAGTGCCGCAACTTGATATGTGTCTCCCACTTTGACATAAGTTGGATCCCAGTATTTTGTTGACGATTTGATTTTGTTTAATTCGTCTACAATAGTTTTTACTTTGCCGTGATACACTGTATCAAAAAAGTTTGGCAAGACATCATACGCAAGTTTTAAATTCATGGTATTAAATTTTGCTTCGTATCGTTTCTTTGGCTTTGACCATTGCCATTGGTTGTGAGGCATACTTTTAAATTTATTGATGAAATCTTTTTTAAAAGGAACCTTTATAGTTAAGCAATGGTCTACTGAATCATAATCGACATTAGCGTTTGTGTACTGAGGTAGACTTTCTATGATGTCACACTTCCAGGGTAACCTTTTAAGTTCACCTTTATCAAAGCCTGCTTTAGCAAATTGTCGTTGATACTTGCTAATCAGTTTATCAAACAGTGCGGCTTGATTAGATGTGATTTCTTTTGTGTCGTGGGTCAAATATTGTAGGTTAGCAATGAATTTATAGTCGTAGTGACTTAGACTTATGTTGGGTTCACCCAAGCCAGACTGGGTCGATAACATAAAATAAATGACTTGTTCTTTGCTAGTAAACATATCCATTAATTATATAGAACCTTAAGTATTAAGTCAATCAAAACGGTAAAAAAAAGGGCGACCGAAGCCGCCCTAACTCCTGACACAGAGTTAAACTACCTGCGAACCATACAAGTATTTTCTGCTAACATTCTCCAGTTAGTAGAACTTACTTTAGTAAGGTCTGCAATTTTGAGTGCCATACGCATTGAGATTTCACGCAGTTTGGTTGCGTTCTCAGTCATAAAGTCAAAGATTTCATCAACCATAATGTCAGAGAAGTTGTAGTCTGCAAACAAACCACCGTCGCTGTCACGGTGAACTTGCTTGATACGCAACATTTTGTCTCGCTCAGAGTCTACGGTCAGATCCAAGAAGTGACAACGTGACTGAAGTGCTTCGAGGTGATCCTGCAATTTCTTAGACTTGAGGTGCTCAAACTTTAAGTTAGTGATAAAGATAGCCGAACCCTTGAAGTCAAAAGAGTTTGGAATGCCCTCACGATTGAGCAGAGACGAATCAGAGTTCCAGCAAATGCGTCTACGCTTGCCTGAATCCAATGCCGCTT